AGATCATGGCTGTTTACGAAGCGCTTTTGCTCAACACAGTTGTCCCGCAGATCCAAGCCGCACAAGCAGGCGACAGCTATGTCATGGTGGTGAACGCCACCACTCCAGCACTCAGGATCACGCAGACGGGTACTGGCAACGCGCTAGAGGTGGAGGATAGTGCAAACCCGGACAGCACGCCGTTTGTGGTGACTGCGGCAGGTGATGTTGGGATTGGTACGAGTTCTCCAGCACGAAAACTAGACGTTCGTGTTACTGGAACAGGCAGCGTAGCTAATTTTCAAAGTAATGCTGGGCCTAATATTTCTTTTACAGGTACTGAATCAAGCGGACGTACTTATCTGGTTGGAGAAGGGCTTGTAACGGCTGGCAATTTCAGTATTTATGACAACAATGCTTCTGCAGAACGAGTAATTCTCGACGCCTCCGGCAACCTCGGTCTGGGGGTGACGCCAGATGCTTGGAGTGCAATTGTTGCCTTTCAGGTTGGAAATGGCGCAAGTCTACATGGGTTCGGAGTTAATGAAGCCACTTTAAGCGGCAATGTTTATTACAACAGCGGGTATAAATATGCCGCTAGTTCTTTTGCAACCCAATATCAGCAACAAGACGGCGCCCATAAGTGGTACACCGCCCCCTCCGGCACCGCAGGCAACGCGATCACCTTCACCCAAGCAATGACGCTGGATGCTAGTGGGAATTTGGGGGTTGGGACGACGAGTCCAACACAGCGGCTGTCAGTATCAAACACAAGTGGGAACGCGTACATCTCAATAACTGCCGGTAATACAGGCGTTTCTGGCGTTTTGTTTGCTGATACAGACGACGAAAATATCGGCATACTGGCCTACGATCATTCAAGCAATGCAATGACGTTTAGGACTAACGACACCGAACGCGCCCGTATCACCAGCGGTGGGTACTTTAAGGCGAGTAATACGGGGACGTACCAAGACAGCGCAGCGTCGTATCACGAACTGCGCTCATCTACAAATGATAGTGAAATTTTATATGCCTCGCATACTAGCGCATCTGTACCAATCGGTATCTCATTGAAATACACAGCAGCAAGTCCTAACGGAACTGGGTCATCGTTTTTATATTGCTCGGACTCAACCGCTACCCGGGCAGACATCCGTTCAAACGGCGGTATCGCGAACTATCAAGCCAACGATGTAAACCTTTCAGACGCGCGGCTAAAGACTGACATCACCCCTGTTTCTTCGTATTGGGACAAGATTAAGTCGCTTGAGATCGTATCGTTCAAGTACAAAGACCAGACCGACGACATTGCAAACATCGGTGTAATTGCCCAGCAGGTTGAGTCTGTTGCGCCTGAGTTTGTAAGCAACGATGGTTTTGGCAAAGACCAAGAAGGCGAAGCGCCGTACAAAACGATCTACACGACCGATATGTATCACGCAGCCATCAAAGCCCTGCAAGAAGCAATGGCCCGTATTGAAACGCTTGAAGCCAAGATCGCCGCTCTGGAGGCCAAATAATGAACTGGAACATCTCCCGTCTTGACTGCAAAGTATCCGAAGGCGATCTGTCTGACGTTTGCATCGTCGCTCACTGGCAGTGCTCGGACACGGTAGACGGCTACTCAGCCTCCGTTTACGCCACCTGCTCGCTGCCCTCGCCTGATCCTGAGTCCTTTACCCCCTACGCTGACCTGACCCAAGAGCAAGTGCTCGGTTGGATTTGGGCGAATGGGGTTGACAAGGACGCCACTGAAGCGGCAGTCTTGCAACAGATCGAAAACCAAAAGAATCCTCCCGTGGTAGCGCCACCGCTGCCGTGGGCTGCGTAATGTTTCAAACCGTACTGGTGCGGTCCACCAGGCACTCGCCAGAGTAATCATGGAAAATACTGAAGTAGTAGTAGCGGAAACACCCGCGCCGGAACAGGTAGCGACGCCCGCACCTGAACCCGTAGAAGCACCGGCGGTCAAAACATTCACTCAAGAAGAAGTGGATGCGCTGATTGGCAAGCGTCTCGCAAGAGAGCGTAGGTCTTGGGAACGTGAGCGTCCGAAGGCGCCCGCAGCGCCCGCAGAACCTGTGACGCAGGATAAGTTTGAGTCGGTCGAAGCGTATGCCGATGCACTGGCCGCGCAGAAAGCCGAACAGCTTCTCCAGCAACGGGAACTGGAGCGCCAGCAAGCAGCACTGGTTGAGTCGTACCACGAGAAAGAAGAACAGGCACGGGAAAAGTATGACGACTTCGAGCAAGTCGCCTACAACCCAAGCCTCAAAATCTCGACCGTGATGGCTCAAACAATTCAGGCGTCAGAGATCGGCCCCGACATTGCGTACTATCTCGGGTCCAATCCAAAAGAAGCTGATCGTATCTCGCGTCTATCGCCGTTCTTGCAAGCCAAAGAGATCGGGAAGATTGAGGCCAAAGTGGCCGCTAGTCCGCCCACCAGAAAACCATCTAGCGCTCCGGCGCCGATCGAACCCGTTGCAGCACGCGCCTCTGGCGCACCGGCTTACGACACCACAGACCCGCGCTCAATTAAAGCAATGAGCACGAGTGAATGGATCGCAGCCGAGCGGCAACGACAGATCAAGGCGTGGGAAGCGAAGCATGGACGTTAACCCAAATTAGGAGTTTTATAGATCATGGCTAACTCAATCCTTACGATTGACATGATCACCCGGAAGGCTCTCGAAATTCTCGAGAACAACCTGGTGATCACCCGGACGGTGAACCGCGCTTATGACGACAGCTTTGCTGTCGAAGGTGCCAAGATCGGCTCCACGCTGCGCGTCCGTCTGCCGGACCGCGCGCTGGTGACCGACGGTGCTGCGCTGCAAGTTCAAGACGACAACGAGCAGTTCACTACTCTGACTGTTTCGAGCCAGAAGCACATCGGCGTGAACTTCACGACCGCTGAGCTGACCATGCAGCTCGATGACTTCGCAGAGCGCGTGTTGAAGCCTCGTATCAGTCAGCTTGCTTCCAGCATCGACGCTGACGTCGCCAACAGCTTCAAGAGCATCTACCAGTCGGTCGGTACCCCTGGCACCACGCCCGGAACCAGCTTGGTGCTGCTGCAAGGCCAGCAGAAGCTGAACGAAGCCGCTGCGGTCATGGCTCCCCGCTATGCCACCGTCAACCCGGCTGCGAACGCTGGCCTCGTCGAAGGCATGAAAGGCTTGTTCAACCCCACCAACACCATCAGCCGTCAGTTCAAGAATGGCCTGATGGGCGAGGGTGTGCTGGGCTTTGAAGAGGTCAGCATGTCGCAGTCGATCAAGCAGCACACCACCGGCACCCGCACGGGTTCGCACACGGTGACCAGCGCTGTGACGGCTCAAGGCTCGACCACGATCCTGATCACGGGCACTGGCTCGCAGACGATCAAGCAAGGTGACGTGTTCACCGTTGCTAACGTCTACGCTGTCAACCCGCAGACTCGTGAGTCGACCGGCAGCTTGCAACAGTTTGTTGCTACCGCTGACGCAACCGCCTCCGGCGGCGCGTACACGGTCAGCGTCAGCCCCGCGATGTACACCTCCGGCCATGCGCTTGCGACGATCGATGCGTTCCCGCAAGCCAGCGCTGCGGTGACCTTCTTGGGTAGCGCCAGCACTCAGTACCCGCAAAACCTGATCTATCACAAAGATGCGATCACGTTTGCGACCGCTGACCTGCTGATGCCGCAAGGTGTCGATATGGCCTCGCGCCAGGTTCACAACGGCATCTCGATGCGTATCGTTCGCCAGTACGATATCAATAATGATAGACTCCCTTGTCGCATCGATGTACTGTACGGATATTCAGTTATCCGGCCGCAGATGGGCGTTCGTCTCTGGGGCTAACGTCTAATACGAGGCTAGTAGGGATCTACTAGCCTCGTTTCTATTTAATTTGAAAGGATTAAATCATGGCTCTTCCTAATGGTGCAGGTGGCTATCAAGTCGGTGACGGCAATCTCGACGAAGCCGTCATGGGCGTACAAACCATCCCCGCGACGCTGACGGGCGACACGACTCTGACCGGCGCTCAAATGGCGATCGGTCTGGTTGTTTGCCAGAAGGCTAGCGATGCGACGCTGACTGTTACCTTCGCAACGGCGGCGCAGCTTGACGCCGCGATCCCGAGTGCTAAAGTTGGCTCGTCGTTTGAACTGACGATCACCAACAATAACAACACGGGCTCGTCGTCGACTGTTCCCATCACCACCGGGTCTGGCATCACCGTCTACGGTTCGGTTACGGTCCCGCGTTTTGGCGCGCATACCTACCGACTGGTCAAGACTGGTGATGCTGCTTGGTCCGCGTTCCTGAAGTAATAACCGGAGTCGCTAATGGCTAACAACAAGCCTGTAGGTGTTGCGTACTCTGACCCTGCGCTCACAGCGTTCTATCTCAACGCTCCAGTTACTGAAACTGCCAGTTTCACGCTGGGCGATGAAGAGAATTACGTGGTGTGCAACGGTTCCGCTGCTAACGTCGCCGTGACGCTGCCCAGCGGTTCTGCTTACATCGGTCGGACCGTGACTATCAAAAACCTGTCTGCAACCTATACGGTGATCTCGGCGTCGACGAACGTCAGGCCGCTGAACTCAGCTACCCTCGGCACGGCGATCCTCGCCGCGACCGCTGGTAAGTGGGCAACGCTAGTCTGCGAAGACGGCACCAATTGGGTCATCATGGCTGCTGGCTAACCTGGCGGGGGCTTCGGCCCCCGACTTTTATGCCCATCATCTATCTGCGTCACCCGCGCCACGGCGAGAAGGTTGCCATCTCGGACTTGGAAGCGGAGTATGATGAACAAAACGGTTGGACACGGTATACTCTGGGAGACGAGGCCGTAGACAGCGCGCAGCTCAATCAATTGGCGCGCCGAGGTCGTCGTCGTAAGGAGACGGTCGATGGCGACATCAGCGGGTGACATCATCACAGGCGCGCTGCGCCTGATAGGTGTTGTAGCAGAGGGGGAAGACCCGTCTCCCGAGACAGCCGCCGACGCGCTGTCGGCCATGAATCAAATGATCGAGTCGTGGAACACTGAACGGCTTGCAGTGTTCGCAACACAGGATCAAGTTTTTAGCTGGCCGGCTACCCTTATAAGCCGTACGCTTGGGCCGACCGGCGATTTTGTCGGTAACCGGCCTATTCTT